AAATGAAATATACAAATGAACTACAGTCTAAGAAAAACCCATTTTTTATTTACACAAAATAGAAATATAAGAACAAGAATGTCACGACTCGATCTTATAAATAAATATTAGTTGTATTTAGGATTTAATTTATCAATCCAATATATTTCTCTTTCGCCTCTTTCTTCTCTTTTGCACTCTTCTATTATTTCCCAATCAAATCCATTTCTGCCATATTTTCTTAATGCATTTGGAAATGGTAAGTTTGAATTTGAATTCAGTGCATAGTGTATGTGACATGCAATTCTTTTACTCAATTTGCTATATGTAGTTTGTCCAATATAAAATTTGCCGTTGAATTTATTGGTTGCTTTATAGATATATGCCATACTAAAATAGGTTCTTGACATATTTAGATAAAAAAAGGAGACCCTTTTGGGGTCTCCAGAAATTTAATGTAAAATGTCTTCACATTAAATTCTTGACTGCAACACGTCTGTAGTAACGGTTGGAGTTGACACGAAGTCTTCCAAGACCCTGAGTAAGACCCTCAGCGAATGGGTTAGCAACGAGACCATATCTCGTCTTAAACCCGATTTTTGGTTGGAAGGAGTTCTCACCGACGGCACGAACCATCTGGAGGGGAACATATGGGCAATAGAACAGACCTGCGTCATAAGGTGAAGAACCCTTATAACCGACAACGTAATACTGGTTGCCTGAAGCAGTCTGGGAGTTACCAGCAGCCAGGTTAGCAGCATATGGGTCGATGTAAACTCTGAACTTACCGTTGATGGTTCCAGCAAAGGTGTTGCCAGTGTCGTCAACGTTCAGGTTTGCATTCAGTGCAGGGGTGTAATCCAGGATGCCTGCCATTGTCAGTGCCGAAGCAACGTCAGCAGAGCACAGGATCATGTTGCCCTTTCCTCTACGAGTTCTTTGTGCAATCGCGTTAGCGTCGCGCTCGATTTGGAACAGGAGACCCTTGAACTTCTCAACGGACCATCTGCCGTTTGAGTCGATATCGAGGTCGAATACACCAGCTTGTGCGGTGTTAGAAACAGCGCCTTGCTCAGCAGTCTTGTAGATAGTTCTGATGACTTCTCTGTTGATTTCCGCGAGGATTTCAGTTGAGAGAATGTTAGCAAGTTCTGCTTCTGCATTCAGACCGTGAATTGCCTTCAGGTCTTGTGCAAGCTCAAGGCTGTATTCTGCCTTCAGTGCTCTTGACTTTGCAGTAACGGTGACTTTCTCGATCGAGAATGCCATCTGGTTGAAGGCATTAGTGCCTGTGCCATCCAGATTCTCAGCATCACCAGTTACCATTCCCTGACCAACGTTGTAGCCAGTGGAGGATGCGGTGCCGACAGGGTTCAGAACTGAAGGGTTAGTACCCGACTGAACAGTTGTACCCAGACCAGCGGCGGCGTCGGAGAAACCTGCGGTGAGGTCAAATCCTGCGTCCTGACCCGAGAATGCCGAATCGACTTCGTTGTAGAAGGTCTCATCGCCAGACTGATTTTCATATCTGGAGCGCATTGCGAAGATCAGTCCAGTAGGACCGCTCATTGGCTGAACGCCTGCCAGGTCATATGCGACCAGGTTAGGCATTGCGCGTCTGATCAGCGAGATCAGAACGGGGTCGAAACCTGCAACAGGACCAGCAGCGTCAGCGCCGCCACCGAAACCGCCTGAAGCACCAGCAGCATTAGCGCTGTTGGTTGGGGTTTCCATCAGGTTGATACCTGAGTTAAATGCTTGCTCCTCGCGGAGGAACTTTTCTTGGTTTTCCAGCAGGACTGCGGTTACCGCTCTTCTGTGGGAATCTTTGATTGGATCAAGACCCTCATAGTCGAGAAGTGGACTCCACTTTTCCTGCAGATGCTCTGATTGGAACATTTGCTTTTACCTATAAGTTGACAGTTTTGTTTGAATTAATGTTAAATTCAGTTCTTTCTGAATGCGCCCAGTGACTTGAGATATGCATCCATGCTTCTAGTAGTAGGAGCAGGAGTGCTATCTACACCCTCAGAGAGGGTTTGTGGGGCTTCAGATTTGGTAGCAGGAGTTCTGGAGAAGTATGACTCCTTCAGAGTCTCAAGCTTTTCACGATATTCTTCTTCACTTTCAAACTCAACACTTTCGGCAAGTGAAGCGAGCTTCTCTTTCTGAGAAAGTGCCAGACCCTCTGAAACGGAATCAAGGATTCCATCAGCAACTGACTCTGCGAGTCTGCTGTTCAGGGAAATGTTCTTCTCAATCTGCTCGTTGAGTTTTGCTTCCATATCATCAAGTTTTTCTACCATGCTCTCAAGCACATCATATTTATCTTCAGGGATTGATACATAATGATCTTCAAAAAGACCCTTCATTCCTTCAAGGAATGATTCGGTCATCTCGCTCTTGAGACCGTGCTCAATTGCGAGGGCATTTTCTACCATCCACTCTTCAGCAACGTACTCAAGGTATGAGTCAACTCTTTCTTCAAGAGTTGCCTTGTGTGCTTCAACTGCTTCAGCGATTGCCTCTGCCTGTTGTGCTTCCAGAGCTTCCTGGATTTCTTGGACCTTAGAATTCAGAGCAGCTTCAAAGACCAGCTTTGCTTTCTCTCTGAACTCCTCGGAGAGTTCTTCGCCGCCGAGGAGAGCATTAACATCTTCTTCGATGTCAATTTCGTTTGTAACTTCTTCTTCCGCTACAATCTCTTCCAGGACTTCCTCTTCAACTTCTGCTTCTTCCTTTGCAACTTTCTGCATTGGCTCAGCAGGCTTAGCACCCTTATTGACTACATCCTTAACAGTCTTGATCTTAGGCTCTCTGAGCTTTGCAGAATCATTTGTTGGGCTGTAGTTCTCGGGGGTAGGACCACCGAGATCTTCGTAAGAAGCGCCTTGACCAGGGGTGATATTTGCGACACTACCTTGTGCCTCAGCGGGCTTGGCGTTCGCATTCACAGCAGTCTTAGATTGCTCCATTTCTTGTAAATCTCCACGAGACATTTGAACTCTCCGATTAACCTATTTTAATCTATATTTATTTATAAATTCACACTTTACAAGTTGTTCAAGAAGTCGTTGAAGAGATCCAACTTCTTCTCGTCCAACTGTCTCTGTGTGACAAGAGTGTTGATTTGTTTGTAGGTCTTCTTGGCAAAGGACTCTCTAAGGATTCCTCCATCCCAGACCCACTCTTTTCCTTCCATGATGCCCTCAACAAAAGCATCAGGTGCAGAAGGATCTGCTACAATATCTGCAGCAGTGGAGAGCATAAAGTCATCACCAACAATATTTACTCCCTCTCTAGTTTGTCTCAGTGAACCAATACCTCTAGAGGAAACTCCAAGTTTTACGCCCTCACTGATAAGTGATTCTGCAATCTTGCCCATAGGGGTAGAAAGAATCTTTGCCTTACCAATGAAGTTAGAACCATTCTCCTTCAGGGAGACGATCTTGTGTGAAACACGGTCAAGGTTGACGGTAGGACCATCAGGGTGACCGAGTTCACCAAGCGCTCTGCCTGACATAACATGGTTCTCATTGTATCTAGCAACCTCTCTTCTGAGAGTTTCCATAGGATACATTCTACCGTTTCTGTTCTTGAGATCTCCTTGCAGGAAAATGCCCTCAATGAACATAGACTTCTTACCATTCTTTTCTTCAATGATGAAGTCTACTGATTCGATTTCTTCTCTGATTAGTTTCATTTTTCTTCAGGAGGTTTGAACTTGTTGGATGAATGCTTTGCCTGTTCCAGTCTCAGATTTTACAGCAACCATAATTGACTTTCTCAGTTCTGCATAAGGAGAATTAAATGCAGGACCTGAACTTGAATCATGGTCAACTGTAATTCTAGTGCTGAAATATCCTCCAACACCAGCAGAGGTATTCACATCAGTAACAATCTTGTGTGAGAAGTCCAGTGCGGACTGACCAGTTACTGTAAGAGTAACTGCCTCACCGATTGCGAAGGGGCAACCTGTTCCTTCTGGAAAATCAAGAACTGTTGTAGTTCCAGTTGTAACACCAACAACTCTCTGAGATGCGGGCATTCCAATAGCGATTTCTTCAGGTTCACCAACAGCAACATAGAAATCTTGCTCAGTTGCAACTGGAAGAGTGCCAATTGCAACATGACAACCTACAGTTTCAGCAACAACTCTGAGATCTTGAGATTGTTGAGAAATTGCAAGGGTTCTAGCAGAAGTTGTACTTGTACCAAGAACAGTATTAATACCAACAGGTTTGATAGCCATTATCCTTCAATTAGATCTTATAATACTTATTTATTATTCTTCTGAGTCAACCTCTTCCTCAGAATCCAAATCTACATCCGATTCAAACTCTGCTGAAGTTTCAGTCTCTACATCAAGATCTACGTCATCGCCAAACAAAGATGCTGCCACACTGGGTCTAACAGCATCAATATTTTCTGCGCTTTTTTGAAAAAGAATATCTTTAATGTGATCACTAATTTGTGAAGAAGAAGGATCGTCTTGAACAAGCAAATCCATCAGGGCATCCATGTCAGGCATATTGTAACAATAAATCTACAGTGTTATTTAGATCTCCCCGCCAGAAGGAACTTCAGGTACTTCTGGTACTTCTGGTGCTGAAGTATTTTGAATTGCATTTGGAACTGCACCAGGTTCACCAGATGCTTCAGGTGGAAGTTCAACTTCAGCATTTGGATCTGCAATGACCCCTTCTTCAATTTCCTTTTGAATCAGATAATCTTGCTCAAGAATCTCTTGATCAGTTTGACGGAGAATTTTTCTTCTGATATAGTCTTGGGAATAATACTTGCCAACATAAGGTTCTGCTTGTGCTACAAGATTCAATCTACCTTCAAGAAGTTCTGCGTCTTTGATTTCAGCAAAGTGGTTGTCATACAGGAAGTCATATTGAATATGATCTGCCATATACTCCCAGTCTTCAGGAGTGACAATATTTTTGAGAAGCAGTTGAGTTCTCAACATGTCATTAAACATTGAAGAGAATCTCTTTCTCATTCTTCCAACAAACTTGGCGAACTTGACTTCATCTCTCAAGATTTCAGAAGAACGACCCAACTGAAGACCGCTACCTTCGCCTTCGATTCTTGTCTCAGGAACATTCAGTGCTCTATAGAGTTTTTTCTGGAAGTAATTGATGTCAGTGATTTCACCAAGATTCTGACCACCAGGCAGAGTTGTGATTTCTGTTCCACGTCCACCTTCACGTCTAGGAAGCCAGAAGTCTTCCATCATCGACATGAATTTCTTGTCGTCACGAATCTCA